GTTTAGATTTAACATCAGAATCTTGTACAGCTTTCGCAAATTGTTCATTTTTAGATAATACATCAACAATAGAATTAGTTATACATTCAGCTATAACATCTGCAGCAATATCTTGTCCAACAGTCATATCACCATCACATTCATATGTAGCATTATCAATAACTAATTCATTATTATTTAAATTTCTAATAATTTGTAAACATTTATTTTCATTTAACATAGATACATTATTTTCAATAACTTGTTGCATTTTAGCACTTATATCAACATTAGTTTTTTGGGCATTAAAATTAGCAGCTAAAAAACCTTGTATTTGTTCACTACTTGCTTTTACTGACTGATCTATAGCTGATTTCATTGTATTTACTAAATCATTTGTATTTTGTATTGCTAAAGCTGATTTACTTTTAGCACTCATATTGATTTTTTGTGATAAATTTACATTACCACATTTAAATTTACCACCATTTCTTACTACTATTTTATAATTATTTACATTAGTTACATCTTGACTAGATGATTGTTTATTTTCAGACATAACATTAGTAACAGATTTATTCAAAATTTCAACATATTGTTTTATAGTTGTTGATTGTTGAGACCCCATATAATATATAATAATATAATATATTAAAAAATTATAATATTATTTACAACAAAATTTAAATAACTTATTAAAAAAATTAGATTTGTTATTACTTTCACTATCTGATATTATATATTCTATTTTACTATAATGTATTTTATTTTCATTTATTGATTGTTTTTTATCATCTATTAATCTTCTTATAATCATTTTAAATAAATTATTTATACCATAACCAGTTTTACAACTAATATTATTATATTTAGAAGTGTATTCTATTTTTTCATTTAATATATTTATTAGATCAACTTTATTATTTACTATATAATGATCAATTTTTCTATCACAATATAATTTTTTATATTTTAATATATGTTCAATATTATATGAATTATCATCAGTAATATCACAAATAATAAGAATAATATCAGCAATATTAAAATAAAAAGCAATATCATTAAAAGAATAATGATCAATGATATTTAATTTAATATAATAATTATCTAAATATGTTATATAATCATTAAATCTTTCATTATAAATATTTGTATTAAAATTATTTGGATTAAATGTATAATTAAGATGTTCTTTATTAGAATATCTATTTATTAAGGAAGTTTTACCAACATATTCTTTACCAGTTATAAGAATATTAAAAGTATAATTTATATTACTCATAATAAATATATAAAAAAATAAATAGAGAAATATATTAAAATTTTATACCATTTATATTATATAATTTAGATATGAATCAATTTATTAAAATTTTATATAATATAATATAATATAATATAAAAATGGATAATGACTTAAACTTATATGAAAATAAATATTATTTATATATAGAAGGAAAAAAAGATGTATATATTAAAAAAAATTTTACATATACAGATTTTAAATTATTAGTGAATAAAATTATTCAAAAGTTTATTGAAGGTAATAAAGATAATAAAATTAATAAAAACTATAATTTATCAAATAATATGTTTAATGATGATAAATATAATGATATTACAGATGGTATATATAATATAACATCAAGTATGTGTCAAATAATATGTTTTTTAAATATTTTAAATGATTATTATCTTTATAAAAAAATAATAGATAATAATATATCATTAAATTATTATGAATATTTATTAATATATTATTTTTTTTATCGTTATAAAATAGAAGATGTTACTAAACTAAAATTTGATAGTACAGTCGAAATATCATATAGTCAATTAAATGAAATGAAATTTAGTAATATAAATACAGATTTTGTAATAGAAACAAAAAAATCAGATAATATAAATAATGTTGATTATTATGATTTGAATAATAATAAAATTGATTATAAAATTGATGATATATTGTTTTCAGGTAATATAACAAAATATTCTGGTTCTAAATATGATTTGATAAATAATATATTAAGCAATATATGTAATATTAATCTAGATTATTTAATAAATGATGATGTATTAAATAATAATATTATGAATAATAATATGTGTATATGTAATGATTTAACTATAAGATTAATTAATAATGATGAAAATGATAAATCAAATATTTTTAAAAATATATACAATGAGTATTATATAAAACAATATAATAATAATAATAATAATAAAGAATTTATAACTATATATAATTATTTATTGTATAAAAAGCGTGAAGAAATTTATAAAAAAAATAATGATATAACAGATTTATCTGATAAATTAAGAAAAAAATTATTTAATAAAGATGAATTATTAAAAATAACAAATATTGATTTTTTTGAAAATAATATTTGTTATTATTTTGTTAATAATCAAATTGACAAATTATCTACTGATTTAATTATTAAGATAAAAAATAATAATAACATATATCCATATATTGATTTAAATCATAATTTTGTATTAATTTATAATTTAAATGATGAAAATCTAATAAATTATATTTTTAATATAAATAATATACAAATAAATAATGATAAAATAAACTCATATAAATCTTTATTTCATTATTATAATCAGACAAAAAAATATAAAAAAAATAAAGATTTATTAGAGTTATTTAATAAAGAATATGATATAAAATCTTGTATATTTTTATCAAGTAGTAATAGTGGACATTATTTCTATGTAAATTATGATAAAAATTATATAATTAATGATAATATTAAAATTGAATTTAATAATGATATCGTTAAAAATAAATATTTCTTATTTATAGATGGAATATTTAAAACATCTAATACATATATGAAGGATTATCATATATATATTAATGATATTAATGATAAAAATATTGATAATTTAAATAATTTAAATAATTATAATATATATTATCCTGTTTTATTTTATTATATAAAAAAACAACAAATAATACGATCTACACAATCACAAATAATACCATCTAATAATATTGAATTTACATATTTTATAAAAATATTTACAAATAAATATAAAGACAAACAATTAGAAAAATTAATATATAATAATAAAGATAATGATGAAATTATAAAAATCACAAATATGATTGATAATATTGAAAGTTCTATAATTTCTGTATTAAAGTATTATTCTAAAAAAATATTAGATAGTAATATTAGTGATAAATATAAAATTAATAATATATATATGTTATTTTATTTATTAATGTATAAAATAGATGTAAACACAATAAATATTATATATGATAATAATGATATAACTTATAATACTTTTAATAATAAAATAAATAATTTATTAGATTTAATTTTTCATTTTGATTTAGATTATTATATGAATATACTATTAAACATTTATAATTATATAAATAATTCTAATATATTATTATATGATTTTAAATATAGTCATTATAATGATCTATTAAATAATGAAAATATAAAACCAATATTATTAATTATAAAAGATATATTATGTGCTTATTGTAAATTATATCTAAATAAAAATGATATCTAAATAAAAATGATAAAAAATTGCCATTGGTCTAAATAAATTTTTAGATTTATTTATCCTCACAGTAATTTTTTATATTTATTCACTTTGTTTGTAAATATAAAAATTGATAAAATAAGTATTTATTAGACTATATTACCATTATATAAATAAAATTATAATAAAATGTAATCAAATTTATATATCAATTATTCTGACAATATTTTATCAAAATAATAAAGAAATAATAGTTTTATATCTTTATTATTTAATGAATAATTATAATCTCAAATAAATATATTAGTTTAATAAAAAATATTATCAAAAAATATTAGAAATGATTATATAATAAAAATATAATTAGATGAATTTATTATTAAATTAAAAGAATAATTAGATGATGATTATTTAGATAATATAGAAATATTAGATGAATAAATATATAATAATGTAATGAAATAATATAATATATAAGATATAGATATAAAATAATATAATATATAAGATATAGATATAGATATAAAATAATATAATATCTAAGATATTGATATAAAAGAATATACAGGTTAATTAGATCAATATAATTAAAATAATATATAAGATAGTATATTTAAGAATTTAATAGAAATAATAAAAATTTTAAGATATTATTAGAAAGAGAGTATATAGAGATTTATAAAATCATAAGATAAATATGGTTTAATAAATTTATTTTGTGGAACAGGTAAAACTAATATAATATTAGGTGTTTTATATTATCTAATACCAAATTAATCTCTTATATTATTTTCGACAATAGATTTATTATAATAATTTTATAAATAATTATCATAATATATTGATATATAATATATTTAATTCTATGATGATAAAAAATTAGATATTGATAGAGAAAAATATATATTATTATCAACTTATTAATCAGCATATAGATTTAAAAATCATAAATTTAATTTAATAATATTAGATGAAGCACATAATATATATACAGAGAAGAGAGAATTTTTATTAAAATAGAAATAGAATATATTACATTTAACAGCAACAATACACTAAAAATCAGAAGTACCATTATTAGGTAAATATCCATGTGATAGAGCTATAAATGAAAAATATATAAGTGATTATGATATATTAGTAAGTATTAGATAATAAAAATAATCTAATAAATTTAATTAAATATGTATAAATATAATCAATATAATAAGAAAATAAAAAATGAAAAGAATATTAGTGTTTAATAGATATATCAATGATAATGATTAAAAATCATCAATTGAATAATTTAATGAATTATTAAATAATTTATTAGAAAAACATAAAATAAATAATATAGAAATATATAGTTTAACATCATAAGATAATATATAAAAAAGAAATAATGTTATGAATGAATTCAAAAATAAAGATAATAAAATTAAAATATTATTAAATGTTAGTATATTAAGAGAAGGTATTGATATACCTGATGCTGATATGTTAGTATTTATTGAAGCTAAATTTAGTCATAGATTAATAATATAAAATCTTGGAAGAATATTGAGATATAAATAAAAGAATGCTCTTGTATATATACCAATTATATCTAAATATATTGATAATATTAAATATGATTAATTATTAACATTAATTAATTTTATTTAAGCTATGAAAATAGTAGATGAAAGATGGAAAAATAAAGATTTTATCTAATAAAAAATTAAATTAGATATTAAAGATATAATAGAATAAAATATATATGATCTAATAAAATACAAATTATATATAAATGAATGATTATAATATTGATTAGATAATTTTTTTATATAAAATAATTGAAAAATTAACATTATAAATATATATAATATAAATATATACTATATTACTATTATATAATAAATATATCAATGAAAGTGTTAAAAAGAGACGGTACTATTCAAGAAATTAGTTTTGATGCTATAAAAAATAGGATTTTAGAATTATGTTTTGATACTGATACTGAAAATCTTAATATTGATCAAGTTGTTATTAAGACTGTACAAGGTATGTATAATGGTATAACAACAAGAGAATTAGATAATTTATCAGCTGTAGTATGTGCAAGTTTAGAAGCTGAACATTATGGTTTTGTAAAATTAGCTGGTAGAATATTAGTCAATGATTTACATAAAGAATTAAGAAGAATATTTAAAGGTGATGTATCATTTAGTAACAAAATTGAATATATTCAAACTAATCTTGGTGATTATTTTGATAAAGACTTTTATAATTATGTCATAAATAATAAAGATGAATTAAATAAAATCATTAATTCTAAATTAGATTATACATTTACTTATTTTGGTTTTAAAACTTTAGAAAGAGCTTATTTAACAAGAGTTAATAATATCATTATAGAATCACCTCAAGATATGTGGTTAAGAGTAGCAGTATCAATTCATTATAAATCTAATAATATTGATTTAATTAAACAAACATATGAATTAATGGCTGATGGTTATTTTACTCATGCAACTCCTACATTATTTAATGCTGGTTGTAAATATCAACAATTATCTTCTTGTTATTTATTAGGTACAGAAGATTCATTAACTGGTATTTATAAAAATATATCAGATTGTGCAGCTATATCTAAATGGGCTGGTGGTATTGGTATTCATGTTTCTAATATTAGAGCTCAAGGATCTAGAATTAAATCTACAAATGGTAAAACTGATGGTATTATTCCTATGTTAAAAGTATATAATGAAACAGCAAGATATGTAAATCAATGTTTTACACCAGATACTGTTATTTATACTAATAATGGTCCATGTGAAATTAGTTGTATCGCATTACAAGATAAAGTTATAACTACAGATAATACATTTAAACAAGTTGTTGATGTTATTAAAAATCCATTCAATGGAAATATTTATAAAATTAATACTCAATATTGTTTAGATGATTTAAAATGTACTGGTGTTCATGATATTTTTATTTTAGATCATAAAGATAATAAAATGAAATTTAAACAAGCTAAAGATTTAACATTAGATGATCACTTAATATATTCTATTCCAAATGAAATTATTGATAATGATTTAATAACTATAGATGATTGTAAAATGTATGGTATGATATTAAAAGATATAATAATGTTTTATGATCATAGTAAATATAATCAATTTTTAGTAAAATTAAATGAAGAAGATTATAAATGGTTATCAAAATATGTAGATGATCAAAAAATAGCATATTGGTTTAAAAATGAAACAAAAAAGGAAATAATCTTTACAAATAGTAATGAAACATTTTTAAGTATATTTACATTAGATGAAGATAATAAATTATTATTTGATTATACATATTTAAATCTATCAAATGAGAAATTAATGAGTTTATTAAGTGGTTTATTATCAAAAGAAATACATACAAAAGAAGATTTATATAATATTAAAATAAGTAATACTAATAAACATATAATAGAAAGTTTAAGATATATATTATTAAGATTAGGAATAGTATCATATGGTAAATTTACTAATAAAATATATGAATTATATACAAATAATAATAATGATGTATTAAAAATAGAAAATAAATTATGTGTTAAAATAACTGATATTAAACAAGAACATTATGAAGGATATGTATATGATTTAACAATAGATACAAATCATAATTATATGACATCAAATGGTTTAGTACATAATTCAGGTAAAAGAAATGGATCAATAGCAGTATATTTAGAACCATGGCATGCAGATATATGGGATTTTGTTGAATTAAAAAAGAATACTGGTGTTGAACAAAAAAGAGCTAGAGATTTATTTTTAGCTTTATGGATACCTGATTTATTCATGAAAATGATTGAAACTGATGGTGATTGGTATTTAATGTGTCCAAGTGAATGTCCTAATTTACAAGATACATATGGTGAAGAATTTGAAAAATTATATAATCAATATATTAATGAAAAAAAATATAGAAAAGTAATAAAGGCACAAACATTATGGAGACATATTATTGAATCTCAAATTGAAACTGGTAATCCATATATTTTATTTAAAGATCATTGTAATAGAAAATCTAATCAAAAAAATATAGGAACTATTAAATCATCTAATTTATGTGCTGAAATTATAGAATATTCTGATAATAATGAATATTCAGTATGTAATTTAGCAAGTATATCATTAGTAAGTTTTGTAAAAGAGGATTATTTAGAGATAGAAAATTTAATGGATAAAATAGATTGGTTAAAATTAGAAGAAGTATCTAAAATAATAACAAGAAATTTAGATAAAATAATAGATATAAATTTTTATCCAACAAATGAAACTAAAAAATCTAATTTATTAAATAGACCAATAGGTATAGGAATACAAGGATTTGGTAATTTATTATGTAAATTAAATATACCATATGAATCTAATGAAGCATTATTATTATCTAGTTATTTAATGGAATGTATATATTATGGTTGTATAACTCAAAGTATAGAATTAAGTATAGAATTAGGATCATATGATAGATATAATAATTCACCATTTAGTCAAGGTATATTACAATTTGATATGTGGGATGATAAATTTATTAAATATTCAGGTAGATATAATTGGAATTTAGTAAAAGAAAATTTAATTAAATATGGTATTAGAAACTCTTTATTAACTGCATTAATGCCTACGGCTTCAACAAGTCAAATTTTAGGTAATACAGAATGTTTTGAACCATTTTCATCTAATATATTTAAAAGAACAACATTAGCAGGTGAATTTATGGTAGTAAATCAATATTTAATGAGTGATTTAATGAAATTAGGTTTATGGAATAAAACAATTCAAGATAAAATATTTATGAATGATGGTTCTATTCAAAATATTCCTGAAATACCTTTGAATATTAAAAATATTTATAAAACTATCTGGGAAATTAAACAAAAAGCAGTAGTAGATCATGCATTATATAGAGGTCCATATATTGATCAATCTCAAAGTATGAATTTATTTTTTGATATACCAAATTATAATAAATTAAGTTCAGCATTAATATATGGTTGGAAGAATGGTATTAAAACAGGTTGTTATTATTTAAGATCTAAACCAGCTAAAGAAGCTATTAAATTTAGTTTAGATGTTAGTAAGATGATAAATAAAAAAGAGGAAATCAAAAAAGATGAAATATGTGATATGTGTAGTGCTTGAGTGATATATATTTGATATAATTATAATTATTATTTATAAATAAATAATAAATATAATATAAAAAAATAAAGATTATTTTATGAATATAATAGAAATGTTTAGTTTAAGAAAATTATATAATAATACAACATCATTTGTATTTAATTTATTTCATAATAATGGATTATTAAATTTAATAGATTTATGTGATAAACATGGTTATAAATTGATTTTAGAATCTGTTATTAGTGTTTATTTATTAGATCAATTTAATAGTAAATATGCCGTAGGCACCTTCGGTAATAATTTAAGAACTGATATATTAAATAATTTTGGTAATTTAGAAACTTATTCTAATGAAACATTCAAAGATAAATTTTATCAATATGTTAGAAATCATCAATTTGTTTTATCATCATATGAAATCCATCCATTTTTATTTACAATGTTATCAATAGTAACATCAAAATATTATATAAATGGTTTTGTAGAAGAGAAAGTAGTAACTAGATTAGATAAATTAAGAGAAGATATGATAAATAATAAATATTTAATGGAAGAAGATAATGATAAATTATATAATGAAATGTCATTAACATCAAAAAATAGAAGGATATTATTATTTATGAAAAATATAATAATAGATTATATTGTATCATTATTAGAGACAGTGTTAAGTGATAGAAATATAAATGGATTAGAAAGATTAGATGATTTAAATACAAATAAATTATTTTTATCATTCAATGAAGGATTAAATAGATTAAATAAAGAAATAGAAGAATCAATAGAATTATATAATAAAGAGAGAAATGAATAAAAAATTAAATAAAATTATAATATTTATATTATATAAGATATAATTATTATAATGGATAAATATAAAGATATATATAAATATGTATTTGATGTATATTTAGATGGTATTACTGATATAAAATATAATAATAATAAATATAATAATAATAAATATAATAATAATAAATTAGATATGTATACTAATTTATTTAATTATTATAAGAAAATATTAAATGATTTTAAAAAATATTTAGATATAAATATACTAAATAATATTGAATCAATATTTACTAAAATTAATTGTAAATATATTACAGATCATTTAATAATAATTATTGAAGAAGATGAAGATTATATAATAATAGATAATAATGGTGATTATTATAAGAAGAGATTTGTTGAAAATGAAACTAAACATTGTATATCATATATAAAAATACCAAAAAAAAATATTAATTTAAAACAGATAAATAAAAACTTGAATATATATGATCTATATGTATATATATTATATTCTATAAAAGATTTTGAATATCTAAATATTGCATTTCCAAGTCAATTAAGTAATAATAATAATATTTATCATTTATTTATGATGGTAGTATATTATTATTTAT